CGGCATTGCCAAGCTGTGTTTTGATTCCTGCGAATATCCATACTTCAAACTGATAATCCGCGACATTGCAGGCGGCGGAGCGGAGGCGGCAACGGCCGGGGCTAAATACAGGCTGACGTACTAATGGCGACGGTAAACAAGGCGCTACAAACCAGCATATACAAGCCGGTGGAGGATTACTCCGATCAGCGGTTCTTCATTGTGCCGGTGGACAAGCTGAAGGACTTGGATTTCAGCGAGCTATTGACCACGAGTGCCGAAACTGCACGCCGCAGCGTTGACGGCAAGTACGCTATTGTCTTTTACCGCACCGATGAGAAGGTTGCCGTGGATTTCAACGACAAGCCTGCGGCGCTGGCGTTGACCGCTGCGGAAAACGTCAAAGATTTTGACGCTATTAACGTTGAGGTTGCAAAGGAAACGTGGACACCTAAAGAGGCGGCGATTGGTGAAATGGAGGTGGTTAGGTAATGGCACTTCCGAACGGACTTATAGCTCATTGGCGGCTTAACGAAACCACTGGTACAGTAGCTAATGATTACGTCGGCGGCAGTAATGGCACGCTCGTTAATTCGCCTACATGGACCACCGGCAAGATAGGCGGGGGGTTGCAGCTTGCTTCGGCCAGTTCGCAGTATGTAGGCATCAATTCAACCTTTGGAATAACTGATTATCCATTTTCTTTTAGTGCATGGGTAAATCCAAGCGCCGGAGTGTCTGGTGTTGCGGTGAGCTGGGCTGATTCCGCCGCAGATAATAAGTATCATGCCATTGGCGTATCAATGGTAAGCAATGTGGCTGTAATGTGGAGCAGGGACACGGATGGTGCGGCAACTTTAACCGGCGGCTCCGTCCCCTCGGCCGGTGAATGGTATTTTGTGGCGGGCACGTGGACATCTACAACGGTGCGGCATTTATGGCTCAATGCCTCCTTAGTTGCTACCGGAAACCCTGTAGATACTCAATCATTTCAGACTCGGGACCGTACTGCCATTGGGGTTTTGTATGACTCAAGTCCCGCCTTGTATTTTAGCGGCATCATCGACGACGTTCGCATATACAACCGGGCACTGACTGCAAACGAAATCGCCGCCATTTACAACGCAGGCAAAGGCACCGAGGACGGTATGCCGGGGCATCAACGATTACGGCAGCGGACCAGGGACGTTTCAATTCCGTCGCGTCGAACGCGGTATGGGCCGGGGTATTAAATATGGCAATAATAACGACGGCACAGTTCAAGGAATATATCGGGCTGACCGGCTCGACGTACGACACGCTGATCGGGGCATTGATAAGCCGGGCGCAGAAGGCGATGGAAAGCGAATGCAGCCGGGCGTTTGATTCGACCAGTTATACGGAATACTGCGACGGCACCGGGACGACGTTATTGCACCTTGATCAATGGCCGGTAACGGCCGTAGGTAGTGTCGGCGTCGGCATAACCGACCCGATACAGGTTACGAACACCTCCAGCGACGCGTACAACGCAACGGTTAGCAACGACGGGACGACGTTGACGCTGGCGATCGAAGGCGGCACGAACGACGGCTCTGATACGCTGACGCTGACCAGTTACACGTTTACCAGCTTGGTCGCCGCGATTGTCGCATTAGGCAAAAGCTGGTCGGCAACGTTGATGGTATCGGCAATGGGCGTATGGGACGCCGAACGGCTGTTCGAGTGTTACGGCCTGGGATGCCTCGATCAGTATGCATACCTCCAGACACCGAACGAACTGGCGGCAGATTTTACGGTATATCCGAATTACGGGACGATTTATTACGCCGCCGGGTTCCCGGCCGGATACCGAAACGTTTTGGTGCGGTACACGGCGGGATATTCAACGACGACGATGCCGGCGGACCTCCAGCAGATTTGCCTGGAACTGGTCAAGGTGTATTATTCCGGCCGGACGGCATCGGCGGTAAACGTCAAAAGCGAACGGCTCGGCGATCATTCGATAACGTACGAATCGTCGTCGGCCGGCGAAATGCCGGACGGGTTGAAACAGCGGCTTATGCCGTACAAACGGATTTGCGTATAGCTGCATGATAAGTGACTTTTACAATACTTCGGCGATTGTCATACAGCCGACGGTTACGCAGACCGACATGGGCGGTGTGAAACGTGTCGATACGACGATCATCGATGCATTGCCGTGCCGGATAACGGCTCGGGTAGTATCGCAGACCGACGAGCAAGGCCGCGTATCGACCCGGGAAGCGTGGCGGCTGTACTGCGACGTTACCGCCGATACGAAAAAAATCAAGGTGGATTGCCATATACAGGCACATGACAGGGAATGGAACGTTGACGGCGTGCGAAATCCCGCGATGCTCGACCGGCATTTGGAACTGGATTTGACGGAATTGACATAAGTGGCGAAAGATTACGAAATCGAATGGTACGGCAAGCAGTTCATGGTGAAGGCATCGCGTGTCAACCGCCAGACGCTTTCCAAAGCGGCGATAATGGTCGAGTCGTACATCAAGCACCATTTTACGTTACAGGGAACACACCGGGCGTACAAGCGGGGCCGGAAACTGCATATATCGTCGGCACCGGGCCGGCCGCCGGCGATCGATACCGGGGCGTTGCGTTCATCTGTAACGCACGAAGTAAATGCGTCGGGCCTGGATGCAAAGGTCGGCTCGGACAAGGACCGGCTCAAGCGGCAGACGGTCGGCACCGATGTCGATTACGGATACTATTTGGAAATGGGAACTCGGCGAATGAAACCCCGGCCATGGCTACGGCCGGCGTTGAATGCCTGCCGCAGCAAGATCAATCGGATGTTTCAGGACGCGAATCGTGCTAATTGAAGTATGCAAATCCATTATGACCGCGTTTCAAGCCGATGGTAATTGCGTCGCAAAGCTAACAAACGGCTTATGGTACACGCAGGCACCGATCGAAACGGTACCGCCATACGGCGTATTCTACTGGGTTAGCATGGTTCAGGACGAGTACATGAACGATGCCGATGACAATATCAGAAACATTACAATCCAATTCAGTCTGTTTACCGAGGCCGACGATGGCGGCAAGGAAATTGGCGAAATGATGGAGGCGGTCAAGGCGACGTTTGATTGGGCGACGCTGACAGTTGACGATTATACGATGGTTAAAATGCAGCCGGTTCTGGTCGGGCCGGTGGAGTTTATTGACGAAACGTGGCAGGTCAACCTCGATTACGAACTGGGGATAATCAAAACTTAAGGATACGGAAATGGCAGCTTATCACGGAAAAACGGCAAAGATCAATTTCAATACGAGCGACATATTCAAGGGTCAAAGCTGGACACTTTCGACCGCTTGCGACACGGCTGATTCGACCGGCATGCAAGACACATGGGAAGAGCACGTCGGCGGGTTGACGGATTTTACGGCGGCAGTTGACGGTCTGGCTGAAACGACGGTCGATTACTGTTCGCTTATCGCTACCGAGGCGACGTTGAACCTGTATATCGACAACACGAACTATTTCACGGCGACGGCGATTCTGACCAGTTGCACCGAAACGGCAAGTATTGAAGGCGTCGGAACGATTAGCTACACGTTCGAGGGCGACTCGGCGACCGGCCTGACTTACACATAATCTGAAAGGTAAACGACGATGGGAAGTGCATATCACGGCAAGGCATGTAACGCATACTGGAATACCGCCGCTTTAACGCAGGTTACCGGCTGGACGGCGACGTTGGCGGTCGGCACGGGCGACAGCACATCGCGGCACGATTCCAATACCGGCCGAACGCGAATCGGCGGCATACCGGGCGGCACGGCAACGGTTACATGCATATTATCCGGCGACGTGGAAATCGCAGAAGGCGCATCGGCCGTCCTGGAATTACTGCGGGATGCTACGGACGCCAGCAAAGGATACAAGGGAACGGCCACTTGCACCGGCGTCGAAATTGGCGTTGACGTGCGGGGCGTGGAAGTCGTTACATATTCGTTCCAGTTCAGCGGGACCATAACTGGAACGGTTACAGAAGGCACGCCATAACATGAAAGGGATTATCGATGACGATACCGCTGGACGGGTACCTGCCGAAACAGACCGAGCTTGAAATAAGCGGAATCAAGCTAAAGTTTTCCGAACTGACGTTAGGCGATCTTGCCGAGTTCAAATCCGACATCAAGCAACGACGGGACAAGTATCGCCGGGAACACCGGCAGGAACTTATTGAAGTTGCAAAGGAACTTGGCGACATCGACCCGCTGAAATTGCTCGAACAATTGGACAAGCCGTTATCCGAAGAACAGGTCGAGGCCGAAATGGAAACGGTCGAAGGTCTGAATCTTCTGATTTTGTTAAGTCTGCGGCGGGCGCATCCTGGAATATCGGCCGAACAGGTCGGGATGATTGTATCGGTAAGTCGCCTGGATGAAATTGTCGAAGCGATACTGCCGGGCCAGGACGAACTGAAAAAAAAACTCACGGCCCGTCGTCAGGCGGCGTCAGCTATCCGACCGTGATCGGGATGCTGCTGCGGTTTTACGGCGGGGCGATAACGTTTGAATCGGTCTGGAAGTTGACATTGCGTCAAGTGGCGGGACTACTTGAACAGATGTCGAAGGTTTACAAGATGGAAACCGGCACGATAGAAACCGAACCGCTGACCGGCGAAGCGGCTAAGAAAATGGCGGCCGCACAGTTTGGAAGGAAAAAATAATGCTTGGCAAGGCATGGGTATCAATACGAGCGAATCTGGACCCACTGAAACGCGGACTGGCTCGTGCGAAGGATGCCGTCAAACGCGGCATGGCGTCAATGGCACGTCTGGTAAAGATTGGGGCGGCTGCGATCGCAGTCGCAATGACGGCCGCGACGGTTGCCGCATTGAAACAGGAACGTGCCGAGGTGCGTCTGGCGGCGGCATTGAAAGTCGCAAATGAATATACCGAGGAAGGATTTGCGGACTTGAAACAGTTTGCTGCACAGTTGCAAACGGTTACTACATACGGCGACGAAGTTACGCTGGCGTTGATGCAGTTGGGCAAGTCGCTTGGCGTGCAGACGAAAGACTTAAAAACAGCAACGAAAATGGCGATTGGCTTGGCATCGGCGTTGGGCCGGGACGCGAACTCGATGATGATGTATTCGGCGTTGGCATTGCAGGGCGAGTTTACGATGCTGCGGCGGTACATACCGGCATTGCGAAAAACCGAAGACGAGGCCGAACAACTTGCGATAATTATGAAAACTGCGGCGAAGGGTTTGGGAATCGAAATGAAGATGGCCGCTGAAACTGGCGGCGGTGCCTTGTCGCAAATATGGGCTATAATTGGCGACATATCAGAAAAGTTTGGCTCTGCCCTGATACCGATGATGATCGAGTTCCGGGACAAACTTGCCGCATGGGTGCAAACGAACGGTATGCAAATCCAGGAATGGGCCGATACGTTTGCCAGGGCCGTGCAAAAAGTCGTCGAAGCGATCAAAGGGTTGATCGAACTTGTCGCCAGCGGCAAGTTATCGGCGGCGTTTGCTAAAGAGTTTCCGACATTGACGCGATTTGCCAAGATGGTCGGTGCGACGTATAGAGGTGTTGAACGCGCAGCCGAAGGCGTTGCCGTAGGGATTGCCGGGAATCCATTGGCACAGCGGATGGCCGGCGGTGAACAGTTACGCTTGACATCGAATGTTCGAGCTGGTGCCGCAGATGCATTTACAACTGAACGTCTGGCGTCCAATATCAGACGCTTGGCCGATTCTAACAGTAAAATAGGGGCGTTGTAATGGCCGTTACCGAACATTATACAAGCCGGGAAATGCACATTACGAAGGACGGCACGACGCTGACCAGGATATACACTTGTACGGCGACTGATTGGAACGCCCAAATTGACATACCGCAGGTCGGCGATTACTGGTCAGAAGACATCGACCGGCTCGATCTTCGCGTAACCGACGTTACATGTTATTGGTTGAGTAATACGAATTGCCGCGTGGAGGTGTTGTATTCGTCGAAAGGCGTATCGCATCGGACGAACATTCCAGACAAGTTCAGCAGCTACGAACATTCATTTGATTTGACGACATCACCCCGGGTCGTTGCGAAATACTGGGACGCGACGACCAGTTCGGTCAAGGTATGGGCCGAGGAATGGACCGGCGACGACGACGCATTGCCGGAACTGGAAAAGTATTTCCCGCACATGACGTTTTCGTACAAGTGCAATGTATCGTCCTGGGATTACACCACGATTATGAACTCCATTGGCAAGGTCAACGACGCCGACATGATCGTGCAATGGAAAGCCAGGGTGCCGACGAAGTACAATCGCGATACACACTACGACGCCACCGGCGACGATACCGGCAAATGGCTGTTCAGCGGGTTCACGGCCAATACAGTTGGCGATGCGAACAGCGAATTGACGTTTACGTTTCTTTACGACCCGATCGGATGGAACACGCCATACGGCGTATCGGTCAATCTATACGGCACATTTAGTCCGTTCGATTTGCCGTTCCCGGACGATGTAAGTACGGACGTGGACGACGGAATACGGTAATGTTGTTAAGACCGCTTAAATCGATTCCATTGACTCGGCCGGTACACGGCCGCGAGTACAACGAATTGATACGCCGGGTCAATTTGTTATCTACGCTCGATGCACGGGGCGGCCTTGTTATGCAGCGTACGCCAGCGGGAATGAGTGTGTCGGCCGGCGGCACATTAAGCAGCATACTGGATTCGACATTTTTGGGAACGTATTTACGGGCGTTTATGGTGCTGACCGCAGCGACCGGCGACGGCAATTACAACGCCTTGCAAATGACGCTCGACGAGGACGAGTGGACCTCGACAGACGGCGGTTCGAAATGGGTGCGGGCCGATACGATCAAGGCGTGGGCGAGCGGTAATAACTACACGGCCGACGATGTTCGCAGTTACAGCGGAACGTATTATGTATGCAACACGACACATACTGCGACGGCCGCAGACATTCCCTCGACCAGTTCA